AACAACTGCCGGTTCACTCGCCAGTGGTGGCGCAGGTGATAGCGGGGAGGGAGGGCGCTCATGCTGCAACCCCGGCGGACTTGGGTGGCAGTTCTGTGACAGGAGAGTCACAAAGGCCGTAGGCCGAAGAACATCCAACATCAGGAGCCAGCCTGGCGAACATGTCGAACGTTCTGCCACCCCGGCCCGTCATCGACCACTCCACAACGTCGATGATCCCGAATTTCATTTGAGCCTCAATGCTGAACTTGTCGGAGCCTGGCACTGTGCCCATGTGAAACAAATTTGCGCCTTGGCGCTTGCTCGCCATGCTGACTAAGCGTTCCCACTCCGCTACCCGCTCTATTTCCTCGGGCCAGCGGTTGGCTATCTCGCGTAGTTCCCCTTTTTTACACATGATGCAGGGCATACAACCCACTCTGGTCATTCCCTGCTCATAAAGCTGATTCCATTTCACGCCATGCTTGCGATGGAATTCGAACACGTCTTGGGCCGTCCAACGCAGGATTGGGCGGTAGTTGATCAATCCGTCGCGTGGTTCGTCTGTCTCAGGCAGTTTCGAGCGGGAGAGGCTTTCATCGGCACGGACACCCTGCCAGCTCCAAACTTCTTCCGTGTTGGGGTCGGCGAGTAGGGGATACAGGACTTGGAGTTGCATCGGATTGCGCTTTAACTCTTCCGTGCAAAATCTGGCCATGGCTGACGGAAATCTTCCTTTCATGATGCATAGATCAAGAAATGGATTTCCCGTTGGTCGAAGCACAGACAGGGCGCGCTGAATGATTTCTTCGCTGACCCCATCCTTGCGCCACTTTGTCTGCACAACCTCGCGCTTGTGTGCTATCCCCGCCGTGAAATCTGGCTTGATGCGCCGGATCGCAATCCCGAGCTGGCGTTCCAGATAGTCGAGATAGTCATAGACTTCGGGGTGTTCGTGTCCGGTATCGCAAAACACTGGCAGGATATTTTCGGCTTGCCGCTCGATAGCGAGCAGCAGCGTCGCTGTTGAATCTTTTCCACCAGAGACGGAAATCACGTTGTGGATCATGCTGCACCGCCTTCTGGCATCGGGGCAGCGGCGAGCAAGTCGTTCCACATCTCTTGAGGGGTGAAGTAGCCCGCTATGAATACATCATTCATGGATGCAGTCAGTACCACAGGAACCAGCTTCCAACCTTTCGGAACGGCTGGCGTTTCGGGCTGCTTAGGCAGTTCAATCGTTAGTGTTTCGGCATGCATCAATTTCACGCGCATTCCTGCTGTGATGGTTATGGTTACTTCGCTCACAGTTGCACCCCCGTGCGCTTTTTTAACTCGGCTGAGAATTGGTTGAGCTCTTGATGGTCAGTGAAGCCGTCGATCACGATGATGTGGATCGGGCCCTTTTTCTTGCTGATGAACTCCAGCTGTGGGTACTGGTGATCGACAAAGGCATGGGTCAGGGCGATGTCGATTGGGCTGGCCATGTGGCGACTCATCAGCATGAGGCACCCCGATAGGGGACTATCACCCCTTCGCTGATGGATACGCGGCCAGATGGCAAACGCTGCAGGGTTGCGAAGCTGCTCTTTTTCATCCAACTGCCACAGACGCAGTCATAGCCTTGGCTTCGCAGCCAGTGCTGGGCTTCCATCATGTTCTTGCGGGTTTGGGTACTGCGAATGGCGGTGCTCATGACTGCACCTCCGCCTTGTCCCGCAGCTGATCAATCTGACGGTCCAGCAGTTTTTCGGCAAAAGCAGCGGCTATGAGACCGGCATGACCGGTCACGGTATTGAGTAACATGGGAGAGTCCTTTCGTTAGGTGGTGGGTTGTTGCATCGCGTTGATGGTGTTGATTCGATTCTTCAGGCTACGGGCCTGTTGCAATAGCTGGTAATGGCGCAGCATTTCGGCTTTCTGAGCCTCCATACTGTTTGCCGACGTCTCACGGGTAGGGATCAACATCCAGTCCCGGCGGTCGAGCAGTGATTCACCGAATGCGCCGCTAATTTCGCGCACGATCTTGATGCCGCGCCGGATGGCTTCGCGCTGCTCGACGGTCATTTCATCCAGCTCCATGCTGGCGTGAATTTTCGGACGCAGGAGAGCGGCATAGCAGATCATCTTTCTGGCACTCAGGCTCAATGCAGCCCAGCGGCTGGCGGGGCAGGAGCGGCCCAATTGTTGGCGCATCGCTGCCAGGGCTTTATCACCCGCTGATTGTTGATATGCCTCTGGGCTCAGGAACGGAATCACCTGATGCTCGGTTGGCAATGCTGAAATATCGGTAATCCGGATCGCTTCACCCATGGCGTTAACCTCGCGGCAATGTGACTGTGGTGGTGGTAATGGTTCGACCGGCGACCACAACCCGTCGGCGGCAGATGCTCATGCTGGCCCGCCGCAAGAGCAGGCTGGCAATCGGGATAAGGTGTGGCTGTTGTGCTCGCATCATTCCTCCTACGCCAGAACCGGCGTTTTCTTTAACCCGCGCTCCAGCGCTTGCAGGGTTACAGCGGGGTTTGGCGTGGCCGAGGGCACGGAATAACCGACCATTTCGGTGAGGGTTTTGACCTTAAAGGCGCAGTCATCGTTGCTGCAGGTATGCCATGACTCGGTGATCAGTGGCGTAATCGCTCTGCTGGTGCGATGGCGCATTCTGGCTTTGCAATGTGGGCAGATAAGACGCATGTAGTTTCTCCAATATTCCCGGAGACCTTGCGCCGTGTGGTGACCGCACAGCCCATGCCGGGATAGAACAATTCGGATTTCGTGCCCATTACGCCGGGCCAGCGACCTGTTGAAGACAGGCTCTTCATCCGTGTTACGATTGAGTCGCCAAAAACAACTGAACACGGATCATTCGGCCGTGCCGTCGGCCGCCTTAGCGGGCTGACTTGCACGCAAAAATTGCGTATGGATTTCGGACTGGTTACTTCCGAGCAGCTGACCCAACGTCAACATGGGGTTGTCATAACGTGCTTCGTCATCGGCCATCATCTGCTGGTCGAGGGCTGACATAACCTTGATGCGAACGGGAAATTTGGGGTCGTGATGAGCGGAAGAACCCAGGCTGTGGACGCTGGATCGCCGAGCGATTTCAGTAAAAATCCACTCCACGACTGCGCATGCTTCACGGTATGGCCGACCTCTCAGCGCCGTTAGTAAGTTGTCAGTGGCATCAATGACTTTTTGGTTCCGTTCATCGACATACTGCGGAGTGCTATTCATGAAATTTACCTTTCATAGAGATGAGAAAAACGCCACTTGGTACTGGAAGCTCTCGACGACTGACAACCAGTTGGTTTCTCGGAGCCAAGATTTTCAAAACCGCAGTCAAGCCATCAAAGATGCTGATTTGTTTCAGCAACATGTCGCTTGCGCTCCATTCCTTGATGTTGCGGAGATACCGATTGACCCTCTTCATCTCAGCGATTCCTTCTGTGCAAGACATGGCATTGATAAACAGGGCGGTCGCTAACGTTGCTACAGTCGCGCCCTCCATATGACTAACCTCCTGTCATCACGCGCAGCGCATCGACGCAGCACCCGACAGCGGGAACGGTTTGGAATTTGTGTTCGACTTCGCTGATGATGATGGCCAACTGGCCCATCGCGACGGTGGCGGCAGAGACGATGGTGTTGCGTTGCCCCTTGGTGACGCGGCCGCTTTGGGTGACCTCAAGGGCATGCATGCCGATACCGGCTACATTGGCGTTAATCTCGACCGCACTGGCGACCAGATGGGGCTTGGCCTCACCGTCTGGCAGCTTTACGGCGGTCAGGCCGCAGTCGAATAGGGCACCATCCAGCAAGGTTTCATCACCCGTGGCGTGATAGATGGCAATCATCTCTTCCACGGTCAGCTTGTGCGGCTGATCGGCATTCAACTTGTTGCGCAGCACCTGCTCACGGATCCCGGTCTCCCGAGCCACCTCAGACAGCACATGGGTGGCGGCAAAACGTTCGCAAGCGCTTTGAAACGCGACCGATTGTTTGCTGGTTGTGGCACTAAACATGGTCTTACTCCCCCTGCTTGCGCGACACTCTGGGTGTGCGAACTGGTTTGGATGCAGGCACAACACCCTGCTGGTTCATGGCTAACTGGGTATAAAGCACCAGATTGATCAGTACTTTTTCCGCTTTGCCCTGCTTGGGCATGATGGGGATGCGGCCGGCATGCACATAGTTTTCAACCGTGCGCTCGGTTAACCCGGTGAGTTCGGCAAATTTCGCGACCGTGCAAATCGGGGCATCAAGATGAATGGGAGCAAGGATCATGCTGTTGGCCTCCTGGCAAATGAGTTAAGCGCGACCTTGCGCTGAGCTGGGCAGATCGGCTTTCAACTTGCCGCCGGTCAGTACCTCAATTTGGTAGGCACGACCTTTGGGGATGGTGTCTCCCCACTTGCTGACGGCTGCATGTGATACCCCTATGGCTTTAGCGATGGCAGCAATGCTGCCGAAGTGCTCGATAACTGTTGTCTTATTCATATGCATTAGAACCTAAGTTAGTTTGTGGGGGTGATAATAACTTAGGTTCTAAAAACAAACAAACCAAAGTTTTATTCCTTTGATGTAACTTAGGTTTCATGAACATAAGTGATCGCATATCAGCTAAACGAAGAGAGCTCTCTTTATCCCAAGTCGCATTGGCTCAAAAAATAGGAGTCAGTGGTGTTTCTGTGGGGAAGTGGGAGTCTGGTCTCAACCAGCCGAAAGGCCGCTATCTCAACGAGTTAGCGGCAGCGCTGGGTGTGTCCGTTGATTGGCTACTGACGGGCAAAGACGGTGGTACTACGGCTCAAACTAATGAGCTCACCACCTTTGCCAACGTCGAACCTGCAGTGATACCGCAAGGTTTCCGGGTGCCGATCATCAGTTATGTGCAGGCAGGTCACTGGCGTGAAATGTGTGAACAGGCCAGCACATTTGATGGCAATGTTGAGTACGTCACTGTCAGTGTAGAGACCGGTTCGCGTGCGTTTGGGCTGTGGATCTGCGGTAAATCCATGTTGCCACTCTTCAATGAAGGGGACCTCATCATCGTGGACCCCGATGAAGCGCCACGCCCTGGTGACTATGTGGTGGCCAAGAACGGCAGCAAAGAAGCCACCTTCAAAAAATACCGGCCACGCGGCATTGATGAGAACGGCCATGATGTATTTGAACTGGTCCCACTCAACGACGACTTCCCAACCCTGCATTCAGACCGCCAGCACATAGAAATCATCGGCGTGATGGTTGAGCACAGGATTTTCAGAAAACGATAGATATTGGGGCTTTTTAAGCATGCCTTGCTAGGTTGGTTTTTGGAGATGTGAATAGTGGTTATGCGAAATGCGGTAGAAGTAGTTGAACAGGCGATAGAGCGGCTTTCCCGTTCCGTTACCCTTGCAACCGGCATTATCCATCATGTCGATGAGTCAAAGGCTAAAACCTTGTTCAAGGCTTTGGTCAAAGAGCAAATCCCGTTTGATGGTGCGACCATTTACCACCTTGCAATAAAGCAGGGTTGGGCGGAAAAACACGCCGCATCGTTGAGCAAGCTGGCAGACCAAATAGGTAGCGGCGGCCGGGTGCAGATTAAATATCCCACCGATTGGGGGGAGCGGGTTCTCAACCAGATTTTGAACAAAGAGTAGGGCGTTTTGTTTCGGAAGACAGATCATTCCACCACAGATCGATCATGAGGATCAGGTCATGGTGGAAATCTTCGACAGATCCGTTTTCCGCCGCCCATTCGGGGTGGAGCATGGCGTAGCGGTAATCGCTGGCCGCAAATGCCACTCTTCGCATGTTGCCCGATCTACAGGCTTGTAGGGCGGCACCCCGTTCGGTTTTGAAGTCAGTCATGTCTACCTCCTGCTGGCCCAGCTGAAATGCGGCGCGCCTAATTACACTCTTGCCGTGAAGTTTTTATCAAGCTTATTTGGTTGTCACTGGTCCTTGCCGATCCCTGGCATTGCCAACATGTGATCCGGCTCGACGGGGCCTATTCGGCAAACGAGTACAATTTGACATCAACGGCGTGCGGGCGGTTTCAGGCAATTCCATTTCCGCATCCCGAGATCTCAGCAAAGCCGAACTTGCTGAGTTGAATATTGCTGGCTGCGTTGTCTGGGCTGGGAAGAAGTATTCATAAAAGTATGACTTATAAATTTCTCACAATGTTATTTTTATGCTTTGTCATACGATTGTTATCGTAAGGATTTAAGTATGATTAGAAGGATAAGTTTCAATGATCGAATCTATAGCACTATTTGAGCTTTTTGCAAAAGCGTTTGACTTTTCAGATCATGAAACATTGTTTTCATTTATTTTCGTTTCGGCACTTTTTTTGGTGCGAAACAGAGCTGTTCGGTTTAGCTCTAGTCGAACAGATAAAATAGCTAGAATGGTTGGTGAGCTAACAAATATAAAAAATGTAAAAAATCAATTCATAATAGAGCAGTTGTTCTTAGATCGATTTGGGAAGTTAATTGACTATCCAGTGATTGCATATCTTTTGAAAACGAATACGCCATCAAAAAACATAGCATCATTTTTGTTGGCTAAAAATCATTTCATATATGATTTTGATGAGGCATGTATTGCTGTTAATACTAGACGCAGGTGGCTTATACTCAGGGCGGTTTTGTTTTTTATTCTATATTTCTTGTTTGCGATGATAATGTTAGGGTTTTTGTTTTATTCAAAAATAAATTATGGAAATTTCCATCTTGCATTATTAGTTGCCTCTGGGTTGTCTTGCTTGTCATTTCTTTGTATAGAGGGATATGTCTCATCAATCGAGGCTATTAGCTTGGCTAAACGATTTGGGGTTTTTAAAAATAAACTAGGAATGAAAGATTTTCTTTCGTTATTAAACTAATAACGGATTTGGTCCGTTGTTTTATACTGGCAGCAAGATTGACGTGCGGATGGCATATATTGAATGACTAGAGGTGATGCGCGCCTCAGTCACAACGTGGGCACCAAGAAGGCGGCTATCGTCGAAAAGTAAACTGAATGAGAATGGCCAGGAGGTGTTTAAACTAGTCCTGCTCAATGATGATTTCCCAATCCTGCGCTCAGATCGCTAGCAAATAGAAATCATCGGCGTCATGGTTGCACAGGATTTTCAGAAAACGATAGGGCGCTTATGCGCCTTTTTGTCTATCACTCGCTACAACATGTGGCGATGTCCAGCAAATCTACTCCCCTCATTTTTCTTCCGCGATTGGTCGACTTTGGGGTTGATAATCCACATAAAATGCCTCTAGGATGGCTTTATTGTGATCAGACTCGACAGCTGCCTTTTGGCATATGTTTACAATCGGTGTCTATCCAAGCACTGAAGATATTCTAGTCGCGCCGTGTTGTAGCATGAGTTCTCTTCTCGGTCGAGTTGGTCTTGATGGAAGCCATGAGCAGGGGGGTAGTCGAAAAAGCTCAGAAGGAGTATGAAAATGCTTTTAGCTAAAATAATTCCTGGTGCACCCCCACTGGGGAAACTGGCCCATCAATTACGATTTTATTCGTTTTTTAACGTGCGTATATTAAAATAATAGGGTTAATAAAATGGATCATGCACTTTCCTCTTATAGCATTAGATGTTTGAATCCCGATGATAAAAATGGGAAAAAACAGAATCAACACAAACTGGATAGCATTGTTGGTCGTGACTTATATGCGCTCTTGCAATCATTTATGGAGTCGCGGCGTGAGTTTAAAACAATTGAGAGTAAGAAACAGGTCTACAAATTTGATGATTTAGCTTTCAATAAAGATGAGAGAATAATTTCTGGATGGATGCAGTATGGAAAGTATGGGATTCGATCTGAGATTATAAACATACAAAACAACAAAAAAGAATTTGACAAGAAAACTCAAAATGCAGACATGTCAAAATATTATTTCATGCTGTGGATTCCTAAGGAGACAGATGGAATTGCACTATTCCACACAATAAAAAAGGATGGGATTAAATCAATATTTCATTCTGAGTTTCAAGAGTATTTTACACGTCTGACCAATGGTAGAACTCTCCAAATAAATTCCCTAACCTATGAAAAGGCACTGCAAGAGTGGGCTGATGCTAATGTTACAGAAATAAAGGCAGTTAGATTTAAAGGGCAAACCGACATTGGCGATATTCCATCTTCATTCGGAGGCTATCATATAGACTATGTTATTAAGCCTCAAAAGAACTCGCGTCTTGGCAAGTTGAAAAAACTACTTATTGAAAATTCTGATGAGTCAGCTATTATTGAGGAACTCGATGAGCTTAGTGGTGATATCGTAGTTTCATTGGAATTGGATGGTAATAATAGGAAGTTGAGGATTGGAAGAAATAGTCGAAAGGCTTTATGTGAAATTATTCTTCCTGATAATATAGAACTAGTTGATGGGGCACCAACGCTTTCAACATTGAACGCTTTCGCAGGCGGTGTGTTGTTGGAGTTTGTAGATAAGCTTTATCCGAAAGGAGGAGTGGCATGAGTTCTAAAATTTCTGTGAGCCACATAATGGTTCGCCATTATGGCACACTATTTATAAACTCAACGCGCTTAGTGAAAGCGGCTGACTTCTTTATTTTCTTTGGGCTGCCTTTAATCGTTTCTGGTATATCGAATTATGCGGGACTAGTCGCAGATAATGATTTAGTTTCTCTATGTGTTAATTTTGGTTCAATATTCACTGCTTTACTTTTAAGTGTTTTGGTTTTGGTTTATGATCAAGAAAATAAAATAATTGATAAGGCTCGTCAAGTAAACTCCACTTCATCAGAAAGCGGCTCTAGCAGCGCTTCCTGTATTAATGGCGGTGATGTTAATAGATTGCGAGCTCCGAAGGATAGTGCTAAACGCGTTTTAATGAAAGAGCTATATGCAAACATTTCATATTGTATTGTTGTTTCGGTGTTATTAGTGACAGCGTCGGCCATTAATCTTGGCTTGATTACAATAGAAAAAGGAGCCACAACGCATAGTTTAATTTTGCATGAAATTAATACAAATATATTTACCCCATTCCTTGTTTTTCTATCAATGCATCTATTAATTACGATAGTTATGGTCGTAAAACGACTTTATGCATTATTGTTAAGCAACGATGATTAGTCAATAACATTCATTATTAGTTGGTGATTGTCAAAATAATTCCAACTTGTTTAATATTTTCGGGTTGCGCTCTTGTAGTTATAATCTGCAATACATGTTTCCTCTATTAGACTATTAGTCCAATGATCTTAGAATTTGTATATATGGAAAGATCTATTGGCGCAGGTGATGCAGCAAGCTCATCAATAACTTGGGCAAAGATAAGTATTGTTTGAACCGCATAAAGTAAAACAACCCATCTCATTGCGCACTGTATATAATCACAGCATTTGTGTCGAAGGTGGTGTGATGGCTGTTCGAAAACTCCCCACGGGCAAATGGCTTGCCGAGGTCTATCCAGAAGGCCGCCCCAGCAAAAGCAATCCTGGCGCGCCGCGGCTGCGCAAGCAGTTTGCCACTAAAGGCGAGGCGTTGGCCTTTGAGGCGTTTGTGCTCGACCCTGACAAGGGCAAGCCCTGGCTGGAAGGGCACACAGCCGCTGGGGATGAGCGTCGTCTGACGGATCTGGTGCAACGCTGGTTCGGGTTGCATGGCCAGAGCCTGAGTGATGGCGAGCGTCGCCGCTCCAAACTGCTGTTGCTCTGCGAGTCGTTGGGTAATCCGCTGGCGACTGAATTCTCAGCTCGGGATTTTGCAGCCTACCGCGAGGCCCGGCTATCGGGTGATATTTCTGACCGGCGCGCCGTGAATCAGGACAAGTTGGGCGTATCAGCGACCACCGTGAATCGTGAACATGCCTATCTGCGGGCGGTGTTCAATGAGTTGAAGCGGCTAGGGGAGTGGACGCTGGCCAACCCACTTGATGGGCTGCGGGCTTACAAGGTGGCGGAATCGGAGCTGGCGTTTCTGTATGTCGATGAGATCCGCCGTCTACTGGATGCCTGCCGCGAGAGCGACAATCCGGATCTGTTACTGGTTGTGCAGCTATGCCTGGCTACCGGCGCCCGTTGGTCAGAGATCGAGACCCTGACCCAATCTCAGCTATCACCGAACCGCATTACCTTTTCTAAGACCAAGAGCAAGAAGAGCCGGTCTGTACCTATCAGTGCCGAGCTGTTTGCCCAGCTGCCCAAGCGGCGCGGGCGGTTATTCGGGGATTGTTACCGTGCGTTCGAGAAGGCGCTCGACCAGGCTCAGGTGCAACTGCCATCCGGGCAATGCACCCATGTGCTGCGCCATAGCTTTGCCAGCCACTTTATGATGAACGGCGGTAATATTCTGGTGCTGCAGAAGATCCTCGGCCATTCAACGATCAATATGACCATGCGCTATGCGCACTTTGCCCCGGATCATCTGGAAGACGCGGTGAAGCTGAACCCGCTGAACGCCCTGTAAGATGTTGCAGGTCAGAGGGTGAAAATAGTTTGGGGTGATGGTGTTACATGAGGTGGAGTAGGGGGCTTTGATGGATGGCTGTAAAAACGCTGTCGCCATTCTGTCGCCACTTGGCGAAATGACAAAAATCTGAGAAGGGTGATTTGTTTGCTAAGTGCTTGATTTGAATGGTGCCCGGTGCCGGAATCGAACCGGCACGCCGTTGCCAGCGAGGGATTTTAAATCCCTTGTGTCTACCGATTTCACCAACCGGGCATCGGAATCAGTACAAGACTGAGAAATTGGAGGCGCGTTCCGGAGTCGAACCGGACTAGGCGGATTTGCAATCCGCTACATAACCGCTTTGTTAACGCGCCTTTGAGAACTTGGAGCGGGAAACGAGACTCGAACTCGCGACCCCGACCTTGGCAAGGTCGTGCTCTACCAA